AGAAGCCGTTTATCAATAGGATAAACGGTTTTTTCTTAAAACAAATCTGATGGTTCTATAAGATTTTGTTAGTCCAATTAAGAAAAAGCCCTATTCCAATTAGGGTTTTGTTAGCACTTGTTCATCAAGTGCAATAGGTTATCAACAAAACCCTCCTATTGCACTTAATGAGCTTGTGCTGAAAGGGAGCAGGCTCGTTAGTGGTCTGCTTTATTTCTTTTACAAAATTTTCTAATGACAATTACAAACAAGTCAGATTGTCAAATGACAATCACAAGTAAAGGGAACGGTAGAAACTTCTACTGATTCCAAAATGGAAAAATCTATGAAGTCGTGAAAGAGGGAGGGAAATTTTATATTGCGAAGTTCAAACATTGAAGTCTTACTGCAGTATGAAAATTCCTGACTGATTTTACACTTATAGAAAACTAAGAAAAATGGAACTTGATAGATTCCAAGTCTTAAAGAGCTATGCAGAATCTATTAAGACTTTAGCTGAAGCTGATATGAGATTAGCACAGGAGCTGAGCTTTTACATTATTCAATACTGAATTTACGGAGCTGAGCCTCCAAAAGAAACGAATCCAATAGTCTTAGCATTATTCAATCAAATCAAATTGCCGATTGATAATTGCAGAGCAAAATCGCAAAATGCAAAGAAAGATTGGGAAAAGGTGTGAAATCAAATTGAAATCAAATCAAAATCAAATTGAAATCAAACCGAAATCAAACCTGAACAAAATATAAAAATAAAAAATAATAAAAAAGTAAAAACTAATAATGATATCATTCTAAAGAATGATACTGCGAAAGCAGAATATGGAAATCCTGAAATTAACTTATGTCTTGAGCTTATAAAAAAATACAACGGTTGATTAGTTGACTGAACTACTACTAATCAAAGGAGGTATAGCAAATTGCTAATAGATAAGCTCAATAAACTTGAAAAGATACAGTCTTGAGAATTCACTTGGGAACAGACATTAGAAGTCATTCTGCAAGTAATCAGTAAGAATAAGTATTATTCAAGCAAAATCACAAGTCCTGAAAGCATTTATAGGAATTTAGCAGTTCTAATGCAGAAATGTAAAGAGGACTTCGTGAAAACTACCAATGCTAATACGGTTTTACCTACGATTTAATGAAATGAATAACAGCATTAACATTTACAAAGAACTCACTTACATAGAAACATATGACGGTGAGGTGAAAACGACTACTGCGAGTTTAGAGCAGGTATCAAAATTGCTAAAAGACGAGCAGTTTATAAATCTCTGAACAGAACTCATAAACAAAAGTAATATCAAGAGAGTTTTCGTAAAAGCATTATCGGACATTGACAAAGTGTTGTATTCAATAGAGGATAAGCAAATCAGAGAACAGGTAAAAGAAGAACTGAATAGAAGAAAGAAAGAATGACTCAGAGTATCAATATGAATTATAAGTAATTTAGTTGATAAATTCCAAAAATAATGAGCGAAATAGAAAGAATTGAAAGCACAGCAATCTTTAAGAGCTTCGTAATAAGGATAGGATTCAAATCGTTTGAAGAATATATGAAGCTTTTCGGTGATAATCTACTAAAGAGGAAGATTGCTACGGAGTGGTGCAAAGAAACCTATCCTGAACTTAATTTATCTAATTAAACATTTACTAAAATGACTGAAACATCTACTAAAAACTTACTATGGAAGTTATGACAAGCTAAACTTGATATAGCTTCTACTAAAATTTCCAAAGAGGGAACTAATGATTTCTCTCACTACGAGTATTTTACTCCTGAGCAGGTGAATAAAATCGTTCAAAAAGTCTGCACAGAACAGAAGTTATTTACGAAATTTGATTTGAAAAGAAACGAATGGTGAGTGTATTGAGTATTAACAATATACGATATTGAAAGCGAAGAAAGTATTAGTTTTGAATGAGCAACAGCAATCCCTGAGATAAAGGCGACTAATGTTGCTCAACAAATTTGAGGGTGTATGACTTATACCGAAAGATATTTGAAAATGACTGCATTTGGTATCTGCGACAACAGTTTAGATTTTGATACAACTGAAAACACTAAAAAGATAGCAGAAAAAAAAGCAGAAAAGAAAGAGGTGAAATGGTTTAATCAACCTGAATTAGATAATCTAAAGAAGAATACAGATTATTTGAAAAAGTTTAACACTAGTGAAGAACTGATAAATGACATTAAGAAATTAGGTTATAATATAAGTGATACGAAGAAAAGGGAAGTTGCAGATGTCCGAGCAGAAGTGAAGTAATTTTATATCGTTCTATTACACAAATGATAACAGAAATAAAAGATAACAGGTGAAATACCATATACCAAAAAGATAAAAGCATTTATCTACACCTAAAAGATAAATGAGAAACAAGGAAATTATGAGCAATCTCTCCAAAAGGAGAGTTGTTCATAAGGAGATTTAATAAGCATATTTTCAGGAAGTTAGACGCATACGGATTCAATTACAATCTGTTGAAAATGCTTAATCCTGATATGAAAGTTGTGGTGAAAGAAGAAGATTGAACTGAGTTGCATACTACTGTTATGGAAATCCTACAGAAAGGAAATGCGAAGCAGTTTATACAGGAATGATTTGAACTTCAGATATTCCTACCAAGACCTTTATTTTCTAAAAAATAAACGAAGATGAATTTACAAGAACTATTAGATAAATACGAGGCTTTTAAGCTCAAATGACTGCAGTTGAACGAACAGGATATGTTTGACCGACTTGCATTGCAGGATAGTATGGAAGATATGGTTGTAAACTTGAGAAGCTCTTATGCAGAGGAGCAGTTAGTGTTTGACCGTGATTACTGATTAAGATTAGTAGAACTAAAGTGAGTAAAAGATTTGGACGGTAAAAAGAGATATACAGACGCAACTGCTAAAGCTATTTGCGATAACGAATTCTTTGAAAAGGAGCTTGACCTTATCGTAAAGAAAGCAACATACGAAAATCTGCAGAATAAAGCGAAAAAGATAGTTGAATATATTAACATCGTGAAAATTGCTTTGAAAAAAGACTTTAGCATTTAAGAAAAGCATAATGAACAGAGAAAAATTAAGGGAATTATGATTCTACATTATCAGGACGGACGATTGAGATAGGTATTATCGGGAAGTTTATGCTGATAATGAAATGATATTCATAGCTTCAAGCGAAAAAGAAGCTGAGGAAAAATTGGAGGAAATTATTCAAAATAAAAATTTATAAAAACTTTTATTATTTAAAAAATACAAATGACAAAAAAACGACTAATAACTCTTATTATCACCATTGTGATTTCAGCAAGTTTAATTGCTTACGGTGTATTTACGAATAACAGTCAGGTGGACGAAACAAGCGACCGTAGTTTATGAAACCTTGTAGAACAGCTTAACGATTTGAGAAATTTGAAGCAAGAATGCTTAGACAACCTGAGTTATCTGGACACAATCAAACAGGCTAAAGGAATGACCTGATATTGCGATTCGTGGGATAAAGAAATAATAAGCACAAGAGAAGAAGTAAACAGACTTCAGGAAAAGCCGTATGATAAAGCGAGGGGTTTAGTTCAGAGCAGATAAGCTCTGACAAAAATCCTACTGAAGAAGTAGAAGAATTATATTTAGAACCGAATCCTACTGAGGAGGAGGTTGAAGAACAGATAAAAGTAATAGAGAAAGTAAACGAAGCAATGAACGAGGCTGAGAAAAAGGCTAACGAAAAGATAACTCACAAATGATTTAAGGAAAACAGTCCTGTTCAGCAGTATGTTCAATATGCTTATGATATCTGAGGAATGGATTTAGTATTACTAATAGAATGCGAAAATGGTAATTGGAATATGTATCAACAGAGCACCGTAGTAAGAAATTGAAGAAGGGAAGATAGTTGGTGATTCTGTCAAATTCACAGACCAGACCATAAAGAAATAGTCAATAATGATTTGTTTTGGAGTGATTGGAAGCGACAATTAGATAGGTGTAAAGAGCTTATGGATAAAAAAACTCCATTCTTCTGAAGAGATAGAAAGGTTAAGTGAATGAGGTGTTCAGATTATGTAAAGAGTAGATTTACTTTAGAACAGGCGAAATAAAATGGATAAGTTGCTAATAGTATTATCTACAATCGCAACAGTAATGGCGATATGATTCTATCTACGGATAGATTACGAGTTAAGTGTTCCGTTTTAGTCCTTAATAATAAACAAAAATGAATATTCTAATTACAATCGTTATAGCAATTATAGTAATTGTGTTCCTGCTTTTCATTTACTATTTATGATTTATGATTTGAGGACTGAGGTCCGATAATCTATGTGAAGACGAGATAATTGAGCTTCACGAAGAAATAAAATGGTGGAAAAAACAAGTTAGAGATATTTGAAAAGATAGGGACAATATGAAAAAACAGCTGAGTCAAGTTCAAGCTGAGTTAGAAGTATTGGAAATTGAGAACAGGTGATACATAGAACTCTTAGAAAAATACGACGAAAGATATGGACCATACAAGGCGACGATTGAAGAAACTTATAAGGCTCGTATCATTGAGCTTTACAAAGAGTGAAAAACACTAAAGGAAATAGCTGAAGCTATCGGTTGCTGAAAATCAACAGTTCAAAGAGCCGTAGCGAAACGAGGATTAAAGAGATAAAAAATACAGGAATGTCAGTCGCCTTTATAGGACAGCAGTCAGGTAATCTTACAATAGAGATATTGTGAGGGGGTAAGTTTGATAAGGCTATCACCCTTATGGCTTTCCTTTCATTGAATCCTGCACGGTATCCACCTGTATCGGAAAATAATTAAAGAATAAAAACTCTTGTTTCAGAGCGAAACCCTGAGCAGTAGGTGGACTGCTCTTAAAAATTTATATTCAAACGAAGCAAAAATGACTGAAAAAAATTTACGGAATGAAGCATATAATATTGTTATGTCATTCATAAATGAGTCTGCTATTAAAGAGATAGATTACGACGAAATGACTTGAAGAGGTAAAGGAGTTATAGAATTAGCGACTTGAACAGTAATGTGAATAGATTTTAGAGTAGTTTTCTACGAAATGGGACACCCTTGTGCTTACATAAGAGTTCCTGAGCAATGCTTTGAGCTAAGGGATATAATAAAAACTGAGTGATACGATTGAATACCTATTCAAACCTGTCATTGAGGATTTACATTCTGACAATTCACGGAGGAATGAGATACTCGTGGCTTCTGAAAATGATTGTGGATAGGTTGGGACTATTGACACTACTGAGATTATGCAGGTTATCTTAAAGATTTATCTTTTGCAGAGGAATCAAGGAAGCGAACTACTACAGACATTCTAATAGAAGTTGTTGAGCAGATTTTAGCACTCAGGGAGAAGTGATATTTATATACTTAATAGACAAAACAATGGAAAAATTGTTGAAATTATTAAACGAGTATCAAGAGGAGAGGGATAGCGAATACAGGTTTATCTCAATAGAGGACTGAGATTTCTTTAAGATAACTTCTGTATTGTGAACCTGACTTTGAGCAGAAACAGTCTTTAGTAAAAAGTTCTTATTCATAAGGCGATTAGTTGAAAACAATAAATTAGAAATGGAAAAACTTGAATACAAGTATCAAGACCTTGTATATGAGCTTGAGCAGTCTGACTTCTATAAAAGCCGTGAAGACTTTGCCTTAATGCTCTTATCAATACAGGACAATCCTGTGGAATTTTTAGTAAGCATATTAAAGTAAAATGGATAGATGTAGGAAATGCTGAAAAATAATTTATGAAAATTATCGGAAAGGTAGGAAAATTTTACGGTGTGAGGACTGCAGAGAAGAAGTTGATAAGGAGCTCAGGTGAGAGCAAAATAAACCTTTTAGATTCTACTTTGAACGATGGGAAAAACGAGTTCTGAAAAGATAAAAGAGCTGAAAGAAGCTCTTTGACATAGGGATACTGCATTCTCTATAATGTTTGATTTACTAAGAAGCGACTATTATCCTGACGATGTAAAGCTAAGGATAATAAAGGTTGTGGTGGACGAAATCTGCTGACAAGAACTGAACACTTTAGAATCAATTATTTACGATATGTATTATCATAGAATGCTTTAATTCATTAACGACAATAGGGAATGGAGAAAGAGTGAATAGACGATACATTAGGTTGTATAGGTTGCATAGGTTGTTTACGAATGCTCTGAATAATAAGTTCAGACTTCGCTATGATAATTATTATTTTACTTCTTATTTTATAAAAGAATGAGTGAATGCAAATGTAAAAAGCCTACTAAAGCTATTATTGAAGCTGAAAACAAGAGGCTAAGAGAAGAAAATTACGAATTAAGGAAATTCGTTAATTATGTTAGGAGTCTAAAGACTGACGAAGACTTCCTAAAGCTAAAAGAAGTTCTGCAACAAGCAGACGAAAAATTTAGTTCTAAAGAGGAATAAAAATGAATAGGTTGATAATAATTATTCTACTGTTCATTGCTTCTCTTTCAATCTGCTTGAACTTGTTTCAATGGACGAATCAAGCTATTACTTGTGAGAATATTGATAGTAAACGAAAAGCCGAATTACTTTTTACTCTTTGACATAAGCATTTAGACGGAAATAAGAACTGAATTCCTTGTGAGTATTTATATTCTAACGAGTAGGAAATGAAATGTTTGAAATGCTGAAGGGAAGCCTGAGCAGATAAATTCTGCAAATGATGTAAAAATATCAAGAAAAAGGCTATGGCTATTATCAGTCAAAATAAAAATAAGATGTGAAAACTTTTACTTCTACACAAGTATTCGCCTGAACGATTTATCAAGTTTAATTTGTATTCCGACAATATAAGGGACTACGGAAAAGTGCTGATTGAATTCAAACAGGTAGAAACTAAGAACAGATTTGAGCAACTGCTCATATACTGAATAGGGGTAAACTGCATTGTGTCTTGTTTTTTCATATTTGAACTAATAATTATTTGATAAAAATTTATTTCTTAATTTTATCGCTATGTTCGTTACGAAAATACACTACAATAAAAAGCTAATAATCAAATGTCCTGTATGCTGATACGAGGGAAAACCGAAAAGGGAAGTTCCTTGAAGCATTCGGTTGGAATTGCTATTATGGATATGCTTTTTTATACCGTGATTGATTTATTCACTATGGAGATTAACTCAAAAATGATACTGTAAATGTCCAAAGTGTAAAAACAATATGCTCACTATCAAAAAGAGCAACTAAAAATAACGATTAAAGAATTCTGATTATATTATAGTCAGAATTTTTTTATTTAAGAAGAAAAAAGCTATGGCTGATAATAAATTCAAGATATGAGCTTCCTTAGAGGTGGATAACAATCAGATAAAGACGGAATTTACTAAGGCTTGAGAATTAGCAGGTAAATCAGTCGGTGAATGAATAGAAAATCAAAAGGACGATGTTATTGAAAAGCTCGGAGCAATAGTAGACGAAATGAGAACGAAGATACAAACTCTACAAGAAATGGACTTTAGTCTTTTGGACCCTGAAAAGACAGAGGAAGATATGCAATTCCTACAATCTGAATTGGATTCTCTTGATTACAGGCTACAGAACATACAACGAGGCTCTTGACGACAGAATTTTTGAGAGGAATGAAGACAGGCTTTTGAAGATGTAAAAACAACAACGGAGGAATATAGAGATACCTTGTATTCTGCTATGGACCAAGTTCAGTTAGCAGGAGAGAAAGTTGGTGGAGCAATGGACGAAGCCGAAGAACAGACTAATGAGGCTACCGAAGCAGTGAAGAA